CGCATATTCGTCATACGTCATTTTACCTGCCTGCCATTTTTCTAAAGCTGCCAGGTATTTGGAATACGATAATTGTTTAGGCTCCCGTTTAGGAATGGTTGTAGGGGGTTGTCCTACGGAAGACTGACCTGGCGACATCTGTGCTTGAACAGCGTTGCCTGGGTTGTTTTTCTTAAACATCTGAATGATGTTAAGAATATCTTTCGTGTTTCCACGGTGTAAATGCGATAGGAACGTATCACCAACTCGTGACGTGCTGTCTAACGGATTAGGACTGTTCATATACGCTTTCCACTCTGGGCTCTCCACAATCTGTGGTAAGTCAGGTACTACCGCTTGCACCTGTGAGTATAACACTTTTGCATTGGTCGTGGCTACACCTGCTCCATAATTAGCTAATTGTTCACGTTGAGCTAGAACTTCTTGCTGTAATGGGGCCACCACTTCGTTCAAAATGCGGTTCACTGCTCGGTTAGCAATCTTGGCTGCATAAGCTGTCGTATCCTGTGAGAAGTTTTTAAGTTCGTCTTCAGTAAACTCAAGCTCCTCAGCCGAGAAGTAACTCTGTTGTTGAGGTTGCTGCGGTTGTGCCTGCTGTTGTTGCGGTGCTACACCACGACCATAGATGTCGTTATACGCTGCGTTACGACCTCGTTCTTCAGCTAGTCTACGCTCGTACTCCAGTTGTTCTGGTGTGTACATTGTAGGTGCTGCTGGTTGTGATTGTTGCGTAGTTTGTTGTGTAGAAGTCTGGGTTTGTGTAACTGGTGCCGTACCAGTATCATCTTGCCCTACGTCATCTTCGTCATCGTAATAGTCTTCTTCCTTTACTTCTGGCGTAGCTGGAACAGCAGGGGGTTGTTGTTCGGTAGACGCTGGTTGGTTCATACCAGCTAAAAACGCTTCCATCTCTGCGTCTGCCTGTGCATTCGTCTGTTCATACGATGGCATTTATTAGTCCTCTTATTTTGTCGTTAAATCTTTGTGTAGCTTTTTCATCGCTACCAACTGGCCACGCAAAAACTCACTGGCTGGAGATGTATCTTCATACGCTGTACGGAGATCTGTAAGCTCCATCTCAATAAGCTCAACCACCAATGCGTGATACATTGGCGATTTCTTAATACCGTCCATAAGTTTGTTGCGTTCTGAACGTTTAGTTACTAATACTTCACTCATAGAGATTTCTCCACTACAACATAGTTATTAGTAACATATTGTTCAATTAAAATCGGTACGGCTTTCGTGTCATCGCTAGACATATTACGTAAGCGGTACGCACCAGACGCTTTCACGTCATAATATAACGGGTAGTTTGTCGAGTCTAGGTTCACACGCTCACCACGTTCTTTAACTGGTTGCCAAACCATATCTGCAACAAACTGACCATCTGGCGGTAAAAAACCGTATTCTAGCTGGAATACACCATCGTTATCGGGGTTGATAAGACCGAATACTAGTCTATGACCCGCTTTTGCCTGAATAATGGCTGAACATTCTTTTGCCATATTATTCCTCCGAAACTAATTCAGCGTCATACAAAATCGCCATAATATCTTTTACAGCTTTCACTCGTGTTCTATGTAGCTCATTTGCTTCATTTTCTTCGTTTTCTAAACGAGATTGGTCAAGCATACGCTCCAAAACACCTTTAATTACTCGCCCATCATTATCGGAGCGAAATCGTTTTAATGCAAGGATCTCGCCACGGGACAATCCAATTTTCTTAAACATAATACCCTCTAACAGTTTGCGTTAAGTTGTTCTGCTAATGCGAATGTCGCACTTACAGGTTCCAGTACAATAGACACATTATAAATCCCATCTGGTGCATACTTAGCAGATTGGTCATCGCAGATTTCTACCTCGTATTTGCCTGGTGGTATGTATAACGTGTCGCACGTTTCTCCGTAACAAGAGCAGAACTCATCTACGGAACACCCCTCAATGAGCGGTACTTTTCTATAAAAAACTGCTTTAACGGGGAATACGAACTCGTCTTCTGTTTTAACGTGTACAAGCGTTAGTTCGTCCACGCTAAACATCAATTCATCGTTGGGATCCATTACTTCAAAATAGTCACCTTGGATACCAACTTGGATTTGTTTCTCGATTGCCTTAGCCATTCATCGCTCCTGGTTGTCCGCTACCGCCACCACCCATTGAGTTAGAATTTGCAATGGCTCCCATAGCTGCCTGACTTCTGTTATCTAAATTACCGTCCACCAGACTGTTGGTTGCTGGGTTTTGTACGCCCGACAAGGCTTTTTCCAATTTCTCGTCTGGGAATATACCCTCTGTATCAACCCCCGCACTCTGGAACAACTGCGACAGTACTCGTCTGAGTGCTGCACCTGATACGATTGGCTGACCTGTTTCGTCTTGTTTACCAACCCACCCAGATATAGATTGAACCACCCACTCTAGTTTCTGTTCCTTATTCTCTTTTTCAACAATACCACTCACACCTCTAGCGTATACTCTAATATCGCCTTTGAGTGTAGGGTCTTGACTTGACATAAGATGATAATCAATGAACGTTTGAATAACGGGCTCAATTATTTGTTCTTCAACAATGCGTAATGCAAATTTTACAGATTTACTCGCTTGGTTCAAGATCATAGCGACACCACCTGACGTACGGCCCACTGTACCTAGGTTCTCGCTAGAACCAAACGCTACTCGTGGAATACCGATCAGCTCGTACCCTTGTTGTTGAAACTTCTCTAGCGTATCCATCAACTGCGGGACAATACTTGGAACTTGGTAAAATCTGTAAGTTGGTGCACCGTTATATCTAGGGTCGTTATCCACAAGTTTTAACGAGTTAGGCTGGATAATACGTGGATCATCGCCCTCTTCAATTAACCGCTCTGGATCTACTTCCCCTTGTATACCACTTGAATAGCCCATATTCACAATCATAGCCTTAACTGTGGCGTGGCAAATTTTGTGTATACTCTCTAAACGTGATACAGGGCTCTCACCCCAGATAGACCCTGGGATAGGTTCGAATGACGCTGCAAAAAACGGTCTACGGCCCAACGGATCTGGGTTTAGTTTCGCTTTGATAATAATATCATCAACTACCCAAATCTCAGCTTCATAGGTACGGTGTTCGTCTTCGATCTCGATACCAAATGTTTTAAGAATGTCACCACGGATAGCACCGTAAAACCCTAGTGTGTCGTAGAACCCTTGTGCATTCTCAGTACCATCGCCGTCTCCGACAATAGTCTCTTCTCTCACTTCATCGCCGTGCTCACTACTTTCGTATGGCTCAATGAAGCCACCTGGGTATTCTTCGTAGACTTCCTGAATACCGTCAGCGTGGAACCCTGGTGTTGAATACAACCCGATTAACTCCGCTTTAGACATCTTACGGCGTTCAATAATATACTCGGCCGTATCCAATGTTTTAGCGTGTGGTGCTGGATATATATCGAATGGACTTATATTCTCCACTCCACGTATCAATTTATCCTTGATAACTGGGCGGTTACCATTCCACTCCTTAACTTTCGCTACTCTCACAGACGGAGCTTTCATAAAAGCCGTCGGGTAAATAACAAAGTTATATAAGAAATCCCCAAACTCTCTAGTCCAGTTTGCGTCACGCAAATTGTCTTGCACCAATAAATTCATTTTGTCAGCTGCCCGATCTGCTTGTTCTTGCACTTCGGTAATAGCCGCTTCTCGAATCTCTGCACCTAGATCAAACGCTTCTTTATCAGAAAATTCATAGCCTGATAAACCAAACTCGGCCAACTTACCTCGTAGGATTTCTAGGCTGATTTGTTTAACTTCATCGTTTACTTCGGCGATTGGGGTAGATTTGATAACGAATGGGTTTTCTATAGAATTTGCAAACACATCTCGTAATAGACCCGTGATACCTCGAGCTATTGGAGATGTGATGTTCATTTTAATTTTGATTTCAGGGTCAATATCATCACAGGCGAGATCGTCCCCACGGATTTGACTAAGACATTGCTTAATACGATGGTAATCCGTGTTCTTATATTGTTTAGCCTCATCATATCGACGACGCACATAAGAGGCCAACTCGTCTTGTAATGACTGCTCCTTTTTGGATTTTCTCGCCATAATACTTACGCTCGTGGTAATTGACCGTTACGACCTTTCTGGCATTTACATTGACCAGGTTTTTTCTCTAAAATTTTACCTTTAATCATAACCACTCCTATAAAAATTTACGATTTAACGGTGGTAGTCCTGCGTATTTCTTACGTCTGTGTCTAACACCTAGCATACTATTATACCCGATTGCAAGATATTGTGTAGCGTCCGCTGCTTCTGATACCCAGTTTACGTGTGATTTAGTCGGTTTATCTTGAACCAACCCATTGGCTCCACGCTTGAGTTCGTAGATATAATCAGCCCCTAAAGACGCAATCATAACAGGGCAGTTGCTGCTCACTCGCAACATCGGTACACCGCCTGTATTAAGTTTCCTCAACATCTGTTTAACCGCCTCAATCCGTGGTTCTAAGCGGTTAGACGGGTCTGGGTTCTGCACAGGGATACCATTGGAACGCAGTACATCATACGGTGATACCTCTACCGCCTGTGTCTTAACTTCACCTGCTGGGTCAGCCCAAGCGTCTTCAATCCACGCTCGTGGGTATTTCTTACGTAGTGTAGGTAACACATATTCATTAACCAGTGTTTCCACCGACATATCC